CGACATGTCCCAGCCGGCCGACACCGTGTTGCAGGAGGCTGGCGAGAGCGTGCTGTCTTTGAGCCTTGGCCAGCCGACCGACTCCATGCGACCGGCCAGTGCAATCGTGCCGGGACTGCTTGAGGAGCTGGAAAAACTGAGCACCCCAGGACAAAAGCTCGGCGTTGAAACCGGCTTCAAAGCCTTCGACTACATGACCGGCGGACTGCGCGGCGGCCAGCTGGCTATCGTTGCGGGGCGTCCGGCGATGGGTAAGAGCGCTTTCATGCTCAACTGCGCCGAAAACATGGCGCGCCGTGGTGTTCCGGTGCTGTATTTCTCGCTTGAAATGCCGGCCAACGAGCTGGCTGCGCGTGTTGTGCTCGGGCGCGCCGAGACCAACATCGAAGTCGTGCGCAACGGATTCCTTGACCACCCGACCAAGCTGCGCATTGCCGACCGCGCGGCCGAGTTTGCCGAGGAGCCGCTGTTTGTGGACGACCGTGGCGGGTTGACCATGCTCGACATCCGCGGCCGCAGCCGCTTGGCCGTGCGACGCTGGGGCGTCAAAGCGATTTTCGTGGACTACCTCCAGCTTGTCACCCACATCGGCGCGCAGAGCCGCGAGAACGAGGTTGGCTTTGTATCCCGCGGCCTCAAAAGCATGGCCATGGAGCTGAACGTTCCGGTTGTAGCCGCCGCCCAGGTCAATCGTAAGGCTGAGGACAGGTCGGACAACCGCCCCAAGATGTCCGACCTCCGGGAGTCGGGCAGCATCGAGCAGGACGCGGATTTGGTCTGTTTGGTGCATCGTCCTTGCTATTACGCGGTGGACCAAGAGCAGGAACCCGACCCGCAGGACGCCGAGCTGCTCATCGCCAAGCACCGCGCCGGTGCGACCGGCAAGGTCAATCTGGTTTGGCGCCCCCGGTTCACACGCTTCCAAGACGCCGCGCTTGGCGGGCGCACGACCGACGGCACCGATGTGTTTGCCCCGAGCAAGAAACTCTGGGAGGCGCTCAATGAATAGCCGCGCGAAAGGCGCCCGCGGAGAACGCATGTGGCGCGACGAGCTGCGCGAAGCCTTCGGCGATTCCGGTATCCGCCGCGGACAGCAGTTCAGCGGACTTGGGGATTCGCCGGATGTCGTTTGCCCGTGCCTGCCGGACTTCCACTTTGAGGTCAAGTTCTGCCAAGTCGTGAAGATCCGCGACTGGATGGCTCAGGCCATCCGCGACGCCAAGGCCAAGCTCTTCCCGGTCGTTGCCCACAAGCGCAACGGCGAGGGGTGGCTCGTCACACTGCGCGGCGAGGATTTCCTCACTATCGTCCGCCGCTCCGATTTTCTTAACCAACCAACACAACCAAATGAATAAAACCATAACCACACCCGCCGGCATCGCCCGGTATCCCCACCTCAACCGCCCCGACACCAAGTTCGACGATATCGGCGTTTACAGCGTCAACTTGGAGATGTCCGAAGACGACGCCGCGCCCTTCATCGAAGCGGTGGATGGCGTCTTCACCGAGTTCCTCAACGAGAAAAAGCGCGAGCTGAAGAAAGACAAGCTCAAGCTCCACGCCTTTCCGTGGGAAACCAACGACGGTCTGGTGCAGTTGAAGCTCAAGGTCAAGGCCATGGGCAAAGACAAGGCCGGCGAGACCTACAGCCGCGCGCCCAAGCTCTTCAATGCCTCCGGCGAAGTCATCACCGACAACATCGGCGGTGGCAGCAAGCTCAAGGTCGCCGTTGTCCCCTACTGCTGGTACACGGCCAGCCTTGGCGCCGGCATCACGCTGCAGCCGAAGGCGGTGCAGGTGCTTGAACTCGTCACCTGGGGCGACGGCGGCAGCGCGGCGGCCTACGGCTTCGACACGGAAGAAGCCCCGCGCGCCTCGGCCAAGACCGGCACGGACGACAAAGACATTGAGTGGTAGTCGTTATGCCCACCAAACGCACACCACGCAGCACCAAGGGCAAGGCGGGGAAACCCGCCAAGCCCGCGGAGCCGGATCGCTTCACCGAGGACGGACGCAAAATCGTACGTCTTGAGAAGACCCGCGCCCACCAGAAGTATCCGCTCAAAGACGGCACCGAAGTCCCCGGCGCCAGCACCATCGCCAAGATTGGCGAGGACACAAGCGGACTCATTCATTGGGCGTGGAAGCTCGGCATGGAGGGCCAGGACTACCGGAAGGTCCGCGACAAGGCGGCCGACATCGGCACCGTGGCGCATTTCATGATTGAGTGCTTTTTGCACAACCACGAGCCGGATCTGAGCGAGTTCAGCCCTGCGGACGTAGAAAAAGCCACCATCGCGTTCAACAACTTCCGCCGTTGGTGGGATGCTGAAGGTCTCACCGTCATTGAGCCGGAAGTGCAGCTAGTCTCCGAGGAATATCTCTTCGGCGGCACCATCGACGCGCCAAGCCGCGACCGTGACGGCAAGATCGTCCTTCTCGACTGGAAAACGAGCAACGCCATTGTTGGATCGCACAAGGTTCAGTTGGCCGGCTACGAGCAGTTGTGGAACGAGAATCGTCCCGACATGAAGATTCAGCGTCGGGCCATCGTCCGCATCGGCAAAGAACGTGCCGGCGACTTCGAGGTGTCCGACATCTTCAGCATTGAGCACTACTGGAAAGTCTTCCAAGCCCGCCTCGCTCTCCACTACGCGCAGTTGTCGTTGAAGAAAGCCGCATGAAAAAGAAAACCGAAACCTATTGGGTCATCGACACCGAGGCTCCGGGCGAACACGAAGGAAGCCGCAGCGCCTATGGTCCGTTTAAGTCACACGCAGCCGCGGCCGCATTTCTTGTGCGTGACGCCGGCACTTTGTTAAGGGCGTCAGACGAAGATTTGCGCCATATCGACGCCGAGACGTGGGCCGCGCCCATGCACATCTGCAAGGTAGTTGCCGCCGTTCAGCAGGTGCCACAAATCCGCATCGATGTCCACTTGAAGAAAGTGGCGCCCGAAGCCCGTTACCAGAAGGCCGCCTAATGTCCACCGCCACCGCCCGCCAGTTTACCGTCAGGGACCGCACGTTTGGTTGTATTGTGCGGTTCAGCATCACCCCCCAGCTGGAGGTGAGCAGGCGGGCGTGTGTGCGGTGGCTGCGCATTGATCCCGACATCGGCGAGGATGGCGAGTGGTGCTTTGGTTACACCTGCAGCCACGGTAACGCTGCGTTTGTCCACCTTGAGCGATACCCCGAGGGCGAAAACGCCGGGGCGCTGGTGCATGAGCTGGTCCATGCGGTGAACGGGTTTATGCGGCACCTCGGCACCGTGGACGAAGAAACCCAAGCCTACCTCATGCAGTTCTTTTATCGGGAGGCTATCAAACGACTTAAAAAATGAGCACCTACCTCATCGCCGCGGTCGGCATCGCGTACGCCTTTGTGGCCCTCGAAATGTTGGGCCAAGATCGCTACGCGCTTGCCCTTGTCTGGGGCGGCTATGCCGTCGCGCAGATCGGGCTGTGGGTAATTTCCTTCAAATGAGACACGCAGAATACATCCTATCCAAAGCCAACGTCGCCGTGTGCGGCGACAGAAACGACAGCTATGGTCCTCCGACCGAGGACTTCCGCACGCAGGCCGCCATGTTCAGCGCCTACCTGTCGCGCACCAATGGCCGTCCGGTGATGGTCACGGCCAGCGACATCGCCGCGCTGATGTGTCTGGTAAAAATTGCCCGCCAAGCGCACGCACCGAAACAGGACAACTGGGTAGACCTCGCCGGCTATGCCGCGTGCGGGGCCGAGTGCGATGCGGAGGTATGACGGACTACAGCATTATTACACCGGAAATCGCCGAAATCGACAAGCAGATCACGCTACTCAAGAGCAAGCGTGAGCGCCTGCTGGCGAAGGAAGCGAGCAAGAAGGCTAAATCGCTGGCGGCCGAGATCGCCAAACGCAAACAAACGAAATGATTTCAAATCTGCAGGCACAATCGGGTTCTTGCCGGCGTTCCATGTGGTGTGGCGCCGCGGAGCAAACCGGGATGCCCAGCCCCACGGAGCAAGACCAGTGGGGCGCCTGCACATACTTTGGTGGAGTGTCGATCGGTCGGGCACCGTATGGTGTTCCGTCCGCGTCCAGATGCGAGCTGATCACTCGGCTCCACCTAGCTGCGGTCATTGAG